GAGGAGTAATTGCTCTCCCCGACAATGATATCGCCGTCAGCGGCAGAGGTCGCAATGGTCTGCTTGTAGGCCTTCCGCTCCTCCTGAAGCTCAAGGTCAAGGCCCTTGCTTCCCGGCTTGGTGTGGAAGCGTGTGTAGCCTTCCTCCTCGTAGAGGACAACGGACACCGGGCGGTTGTTCCAATCCAGCGACCAGAAGCGGATGCCAGCCTTCAGCGTGCCGTCCTCCTCGTCCCAGAGCGGCACAAACTCGGTGAGCTTGAACACCACGCCGTGGTCAAGGTTCCAGAAGACAAAGGAAATGCTGTGGATCAGGGCATGGTATGCCGCATCGTCCAGCATGGTGTCGAAGTCCGGGCCAAGGAATTCCTTGGTCAGGTCCACGGTGCGCTTGATGCCCTTTTCCGTCTTTTCCTCGGTGTTCGTGAAGGACACGCCGTTGCCGAGGGAGTAGGTGCGCCGCTGCGTGTTCAGGCGGTGGAAGAAGTTGTTTGCCAGACGGTTGTTGCTGACCGTGAAGTCCGGCACCTTGTCGCCGCTCTGGTTGTAGAGGTAGCGCACCCACTGATTGACGGTCACGTTGCGCTGCGCTTCGTATTCGTCAGCGTCCAGAGCGATCTTGTACTCCGGAGAGGAGCGATGCTCGTTGATGGCCTGAACGATGAAGTCAATCGTCCGGCCCTGCGCTACCGCCTTCTGAAAGTCCTGAAATGTTTTCAATGTTCATCACCTTCCGCATTTTATTGTTACCCGAAGAGGGAAACATACGTGTCTCCGCTCCTCCTGTCGAAGTATCTGCACACGCAGGCCGCACTGTCCGGTGCGTCATCGTGGTCGGCATCCTCGGTGTAGTTCATGATCTGGTTGATGTATTCCCGGTCCGTTCCCTTCAGGAAAACAATGCTTCCCCACCATTTCCGCAGGAAGGTGGAGATCTTTACGTACTTGTTCTCCTTCTCCGCATAGGTCCGGGCAGGCAGGCCCTTCTTGGCGATCTCCCGGGCAACAAAGCCTTTATCGGCGTTCGTCTCGCATAAAACCGGGGCGCACATCAGCTTCTGCGCTTCGTCAATGCATATATCAATCACCGAGTCCACGTGCCGGTTCCAGAGCCTTCCGTAAAGGTAGATCGTATCCCCGGATCTCCTGCCGCAGGTGAAGGCGGTGTAGTCCTCTCCTCCGTATGCCGCATCAATGTGGCAGATCCCGTCCCGGAGCAGGGCAGGATTGTCTGTGAACTGCGGCGGCGTGGTAAAGAGTGCGTTCTCGCTGGCGATGTGCTGGAGCTCGTAGTTGGCGGCAAAGAGGGAAGGCGACATGCTCCGGCGCAGGTCCTCGATCTGCTCCTCTGTCAGCATGCCGGTGGTGTAGCAATCCCACTTCTCCGGCTCCGGCATCAGCGTGAATGCGTCCTCCGGGTGCCAAGGCGTGCCGGTGTTCACAAACCTGCCGCCCGGATTCTTGATGTTCTGAAGCTCCTGGTATACATCCTTGGTCTTCAGCCGTTCCGCTGGACTCTTCCGGTCCTTGAGGTTCACGATATCGTCCGTGAAGATGACATCGAAGTGCTTACCGGTGATCGAGCCGCCGATACCCATGGCCATGAGCTGGCTTGTGCCCTTCGTGTCCGTGGAAAGGTTGGTCGAGAGCTCTGTTGCGTTGTCCACGGTCAGGCGCAGGTCCACCTGATAGATCGTGTGGACAAAGTACTGAATCTGCTGTGTGAGGAGGATCTTCCGAACCTGTTTGACGATCTCTTTGACATCATCGTCCGTTTTCCGGACAAAGAGGATGCGCCGTGTCGGCAGAAGGATCATCATCAGGGCCAGAGACACGGAAACGCACGTGGTCTTGTAGGAACCACGGTGCGCCTGTAAAGTGAAATCCTCCTTCCCGGCGATCATCTTCCGCATCCAATCGTTGTGCAGCGAGCCAAGCTTCGTAAAGCCGACCAGGTGCCCGAACTTGTACGGTTGATCACGCAGGAAAAGCACAGCTTCTTTCTGGTTCATCAGAACAGCGGCTCACTGAACACTGCCGCTTCAATACCTGCCTTTCTGAAAATGAAGTCCTGAAAGACGAAAGACCGCTCGCCCTTTTCATCTCCGGTGCGCATGTAGTAAAGGAGCTCTTCCTCGTCATGCTTCATCTGCTCGGCGATCTGCTTGGGCGTGCCTTCGTAAACGATCTCCCGTTCAATGCTCGCCCCCCCCCGAAAAATTTCAAGGGTGCGCTTCTGGATCATTCCTGCACCATCCTTTCAACCTCATCGATCACGCTCTGATCGACATCGGCAACCATGACCTTGTCCACCGGCTTGAATCCTGCGGTGTCCCGGAGCAGTTCCCAGAAGCGTGGGTTGCCCTTGCTGATCTCCTTGGCGGCAACACGGACCATCATCTGCGCTCCGGTGATCGGCTTGCCGTCCTTGTCCGTGCCGACATCCGCTTCCATCCACGCAATGGCCTGCCGCCGCAGGTCAGCTTTTTCCCGTCTGGACTCACCGGACTTTTTCCCTGCCGCTTTCGCACGTTCATCGGACGTTCGGAACGGCGTTCCATCCGGTACAGGCTGTCCGTTAACCGGCGACACTTTCTTTGCCATCAGCTCACCGCCTTTCGGAACCGGTCATAATCGTGGAGCTCACGCTGCATGCGCCAGATGTGCTTCTGCAGGTCACGCCTGTGGATCGGGCCTGCGGTCTTCAGCTCCTCTTTTGCTTTTCTGATCTTGGCTGCGATCTGATCACGGTTCATATTCTTCCTCCGCAACATATTCGGACAGATCGGGGATTTCCACATCTCCAAGGCGTTCGGCTGCTTTCCGTGGGTCTCCCTTGCAGAAGATAAGGAGATTCTGATGCATCTTACCGACTTTTCTGCTTTTCTTGAACCCGGCGCCTGCTCTGACCGGTAGCGCACCGGCTGTCTGCACATAAATGATCTCGTTATAGTATCGTGCTCCTGCGTTTTCCATTGCCCGGATGGTCAGGCCGCACAGATCTCGCATGAATCCTTTCCTGTCCCGGTAATTGCCGACTACAATCGCAAGGAACCTGTCATCCTTGACCATGCCGACTGTCCTACGCAGGATCTCAGCGTATGTTTTGTCAAAATCGTCCTGGCTCATGTTGGAGATATCAGCCGGGTCATCTGAATAGACCTCCAGATCGCCGTAAGGTGGGCATGTCATGAAAAAGTCATACTGTCCGGGTGCAAGGTCCTCAATGTTCATGCTGTCGCCGCAGATCCAAACCGGTTTATTCTCTATGCCGATATCTTCTGCGTTTTTGATGTTCGCTTCAATCTGTTCCTTACGCAGATCCACGCCTACATAATGCCGCCCGGTTTCCTCGGCAACGATCCCCCGGACGCTTCCACCAGCAAAAGGATCAATGACGCTGTCGCCTTTCTTAGAGAACCAGAGATAAACAATCTCGCAAAGTGCCGGGTCGAATGTGCTGGTTCCTGTGTTTGTAACGCTGCTTTCGTTTTTCGGCATTACGAGGTATTTCTCCTCAAATTCGGAATTTGTCAGCTTGCGTCCGAGCTTTTCCTCAGCGACATTCTTTTGTTTATAGTAGTCAGGCACTCTTCCGCTGAGACTTTTATATAATGTCGCCATTTAACCCCTCCCCAACTCTGACCGGATGCCAAATTGCTGCCACTGTCTCTTTCTTTCCAACCAATCCCCTTTATTACCAAAGATCACGGAAAACGGAGGATACAGGAAGGAAGACAGCATGTTTCCGACATGCGATTCATTCACAGAATTGTAATTCTCGTCAGGCAATCCAAAATCGAAATCAAATCCGTCAAAGTCCAGGCCGTCAAGGTCATCCTGAAGGATATCGAAATCAAACCCGGTCTCGGCATTGGTCTGGTTGTCTGCAATGCGGAGCTCCCGGATGTCCTTGTCCGTGAGCTGGTCGGCGTTCTTGTCGATCCGGTGGTATGGCATCATGCAGCCAAGCTTGATGGCCGCCAGCCGCCTGCCGTGGCCGATGACCAGCACGTTATCGGCGGTAATGACCACATCCTGCTGCCAGCCGAAGCGTTTGATGCTGTTGGCGATGTTTCTGATCTGCTTCTCGGTGTGCTCCTTTGCGTTCTTGGCATACGGAACGCACTCGGAAGGATCAATCCAATTCGGATATTTGCTGTGATCGTTGGCCCTGTTCACGGAAGATCCTCCTTTCGCACAATTTTGAGTTCATAACCCAAGGGCCGGAGAAGCTGACAGAGGACCGAAACCTTGCAGTTCCCCTTGTTAAAGGTCCGGCTGATGCACATGCCGACCTCGTCCAGACCGGACTTCCTGCTCCATTCTGCCTGACTCAGGCCCAGCTCGTTCCTGATCTTGTCGGCCTGCAGGATGAGATCCCTTGACTCCATTATTTCACCCCTTTCCAGATTCGTCATTGTCAAAAGTGTTATTTTTCATCTGCCGGAGAAAGATGATCACCGCTTTCAGCGTTCTCCTCGGCAGGCAGGTGATCACATTGTCTGCCATGACCGCCCGTTCGTACTCGCCCTCGCACTCGGCAAGGACATCCTGAATGCTTTTCATGCTTTCACCGCCTGTTCGCTAAAATAATAAAGATATATGTCAGAATCACGGCGATATATGCCACAACGATGAGAGTTAACAACTCAAGCATCCCACTTCACCGCCTGTCCGCAGTGGATGCAGAATTTTACTCCGAGCCGTCCTTTATCATCTTGGCCTGCAACGCTTATCAGGGTGCTTCTGCAGTTTGGGCAAATATATCTGCCGTCATCATAAATCGGCGTTTGCCTTTGGCACATCTTCTGCATCTCTTTGGCAAACATCACGGCATTCCTGCAATCATCGCAGATGTAGATGGATGCGGAGCAGTTGTAGTAGTGCGCTTCTGTCGCATCTTCTGAAGATATCTCTTTCCTGTCGCCGCAGATCAGGCATGTGAGTGCGAAAGCAGGCATAGTCAGCATATTATTTCACCCCCTCTGGGTCCGGAAGAATGTACTCTCCGTCCTGGTATTTGACCTTTCCCAAGCGGACCAGCTTCCGAAGGATGATCTCCCGGAAGTATCCCGGACAGGTAGTCCATTCATCATCAAAAACAGAACAGGCCAGCCAATCGAAGAAATCCTCGTGTTCCATATGCCCTCCTTAATTGTTGCCTTTAAGTCACTTGCGGATACCCACAAATTACGTTGCCCTGTCCCCATCTGTCGCAACCACCGCAATCAATTCATTCCCACCAAATTGATTTTATAATCGCAACAATGATTATCGTTACGCAAAACATCAGAACAATCGTTTGTGCTTCTGTCATTCCCACTTCACCTTCTTTCCGCAATGTGAACAGAACATCACATCTTTGCCAATAAGTTCATATCTGCAATTACCGCACAAGAAATACGGAACAAAGAAACTAAAATTGCCATCCATGCGTTGCATCTTTATCGGCTCAACCGCTTCCTGCTCTTTCAGCATGGCAATGGCATCAGCAAAAATCGCATCAGCATTAGCAATGTCCGTTTCTTGTACATCATGCGGTTTATCTGCCCACAACTCCCGTCCTGCTCGTTGGTTAAAGAATTGCAACATCTCAAGTCCGTCTATAACCTTCTCCCTGTTAGGCATCCAACTTCACCGACCTTCCACAATCCTTTTTCTTAATTCCTTCATGTATTCAAACATCGTTGCGTATATATCAATCAACAAATCATCTGCACCTGTCTGCTCTGGGATAATATGAAACCGTTCAAGGTCTTTCTGTATTGCGATTTCAAGCATATCCATTTCATCTTCATCTCTCATTACACTCACCTCCATTTATTGCATTGGTTTTCCACACGATGGGCAGAACTGATATTCTGTAATAAAATTGTGATTTTCAAAATCGTAATACCACGGTTCAAAAAATCCGCATTCCGAACATTTGTACCCATCCTGTCCGCTCGCATCTTCGCAGTAAATCCATTCTCCTGCTTTTTGTTTTGTTGATTCCTGCTTTTCCAACAATCCGTTTTCGTCAACATCACAATTTTCACAATGCGGACATATTACGCATTTCTTTAGAAGGCACTCCTCTTGCATATTCTGCTTCTCCAACAGTGCAATGGCATCACGATTCATCTGAACCCAACATTCACCTGTTGCATATCCTTTGTAATATGGGCAGATTTTGCAATCACCGTCCGTTGCTCCGTTTTCGCTAAATGTTGTGCAAGCGTATAAACCTTTGATAACCTTCTCCCTGTCAGGCATCCCATACCACCTTAAACCTTTCTCTGTCTGCGT